ATACACGCAGTCGCCACTTGTTTTAAAAGGAGATATTTTCTCGTCGATACTCATCTGTCTATCCGAGTAATCGTAATCTGATTGCGGCACTCGTAGTTGCTGGTTTAAGTCTTCGAAGTATTGTTCGAATATATCAAGCTGTACTTGAGTAGCTGTCTTATTGAACTCGTCAGGGGTTACGTAACCTCTCTGTTCTTTGTTCAGTATAAGTAGGACTGTCTTGTATACTGTGTCTACGTTTATTGCCATTTTTTTTATTTATTATAATATAAAGGCCCGAGTTAACGAGCCCTATATTAGTATTACATGTTATGAGAACTTTTTCTCAATTGATCTGTATATTTCTAAACCTTCATCGGTCTTGAAGAATGCTGCCATAGCAGAGTAAGGGTGTTCATCGAATGGAACTGTCATTAATTTTCTACCGTTAGACGCCCAGGTAAATGTTCTCTGGTCTTGAGCTAGTTTGATTATTCCAAATTAAACTGCTTTAATAGCAAAGTTTCTTAAAGGAACATTATCATCAGACGCTAATTCTAAGAACAACTCTGGTTGACTTCTAGAAAACAATAACAAGTCTCTTCTAAGCTCCTTAGAACTCATCTTATCCACCTTAGATCCGACCTCAACTCTCATTATAGCTTCAGCCATGTCGATATCCATTTCTCTTGCTGCCGTCATAGCGTCTACTTGTAAAGATAAAATATCAAATTCTTCTGCAGCAACTTGTACAGGTTTAAATTCGTTATAAAGCTTACCTCTTAGTGGATGATAAAGTGATAATAACTTTTGTAAGCTTTGTTTTTGCTTAGGCACTGTTAAAATACCATCTTTAAATACAATATGACCTAAGGTTGCTTCTCCTTTCTGTTCTTCAACAAACACAGAGGCTTGATTAGTAGCATATCTTATTTCTTTTTGTTCGCCTGAGGCTTCGTCGAAATACAGTAGAGAATGCTTTAGTGTATGTTTTGAAGGTATTGTCATAGTTAAAGGACTCATTCCTCTAGCTAATATATACGTTCTGTCTTTTATTTCCCACGTTGGTTTTGGTGGCGTAGCAACTTTAATAGGTTCTACGATTGCCTGAGGTGCCACCTCGGTCTTCTTAGCTGTAGCTTGTTTTGCCATAATATAATAAAATTAAATAGTTTGTTAAGGGTAATAGTTACCCCCGTCGATATAACGAGGGTAAAGATTACATAATAATTATACTCCTTGAAATAATACGAAGTTGTTAGCTGCTTGTACACATAAACATCTTTCAGATAAGAAGTTTACTTCCATTGCATCTAAGTCAGAAGACGCTGCTCCACCGGCAGAACCAGTTAACCAAGACTTCATTCTTCTATCATCAGCTTGAGAAGCTCTATATCTAACGTGCAAGAATGGACGTCTGATGTTAGTTCCTAAGATTTGATCATAAACAGTAGAAGTTCCAGCAGGAACTAAAACACCTTCAACACTAGCTGTAGCTCCTTGGATTGCTCCACGAGTTGATGCATCGTTTAAGTATTTCCAGTCAGTCTTATAAAAGTCGTAAGATCCACGTCTGAAACCAGAGAAACCTAAGTTCAACGCCATATCTTCAGAGTTTTCAAATACTCCATAAGAACTACCACCTGCATAAACACCGCCTGAAGCAGCACCTACACCAGCTAGCATATCATCAAAGTCTAAAGATGTTTGTCTGTTCAAGAATAACATATTTTCTTCAATCGCTCCTTGTGTATCTAAGTTTTTCAAGATCTCGTCAAAAGTAGCTAAACCACCTGCAGCAGTAAATCCTACGTTTGTATTACCTCTATCTTTGATAGCAGCAAATAAACCTTGGGTTCCTTTAACACTAGAAGCAGCTGCTCCAGTAGCTAATTCTCCTTCTACTACAGCCATTTCTAAATAGTCTTCAAAACGTAATCTAGTTTCAGATTCAGCTTTCAAATACCATAAGTATCCTCCAGTTCCATCTTCTGTAGCCACTTCAACCCATCCAATCTGTGCCATGTCAGAACCAGATACAACAAATTTGTTTCTAATAATAATAGGCGAGTTAGAGAATTGTGTGAAAGAAGGGTTTACTGTTTTGTAACCTGAAATATCTCCAGCTCCAGTAGAGTTGGTAACAGATACTCCTTTGTCATATTCAGAACCGTATACAAAGATCTTCAATCCAGAAGCTGCAAAGCCAGTTAAATCAGCAGCTGTATAAGGAGCTACTAATAAAGTTGCTAAAGATGCAGTTTGAGAAGACTCAATAACTAAAGCTTTAATCTCAATTCCAGCAGGATCTAAAATTACGATAGTTTGATTTTTAGAAATAACATTCTCTACAAAGTCTTTTCCAGTTCCACCAACTACGAAAGTTAATTCATTCGCTACTGCTGTTGTAGAAACGTCATTGTAAGCTACGTGTAATCTATTTTGTTCAGACCAAATTACTTGATCAGAAGACATTGGCATTTCAGCTCCAACCATGCGTAAGAATCCAGATAAAGTTCTGTTTCCGTAACGCTCTACTTCTTGTTCGTAGATCTCAGGTAAGTACTGTTGTGCAAATGAGTTTGAATCTCCATCTCCTGATCCTCCGTTGAAAGAAAGGTAGTTAGATTCTAATAATTGTTGTTTTTGACTCGGCTTAATTGAACCGAATGTTGGTGTTACTGCCATAATTCTTGTTTTTAAATTTTAATTCTTTTTATACTCAATTTAGAAGAGTCTCTTCCGTCTTGGCCTAGTACCTTTGCTTTAATACCATTAACAAATCCATTTTTCTGAGCTGGTTGTCTAACATCCAAGCTAGGATTTTTAGAGCTACTAACAATCTGTTTGGTAGCGTCTGATTTTCCTTGTTCATAGAAATGATTAATGATTGTATCAGCATTGGAAGCCATATATAGCGCTTTGTGATAACCTTTCTCGTCTGTTACATTACCTTTCTTGTCTAGGAACTTCCCTACAAAGTTGTTAATGTTAGATTGGTCTTCTGCTACTTTACCTGGATCTTGTACTCCATACCTAAATTTTTTCCCGCTAACATTGAAATCAAAACCTTTGAAATCGTCGGAAAAATATTTATTAGTTTTGGATTTAAAGTCTAAGTGTTGTTGCTCAGCTACTTTCTGGTCCTGATTATATCGATCGAAGAAGTCAGTTGCTTTCTGTTGCTTTTGAGTTACGCCGGGTCTCAACTTGATTTCGTCGTAGTATTTACTCTTTGTTTGCTCTAGAAAGGTTCTAGCCTCTGCAATCTCTTCTTTAATTGCTAGTTTCTTAAATCTAATATCTCTTTCATCATCAATCTCTTCATCGTAAGAAAATTTATCTTCCATTAGAAAAGAGATCTCATCAGCGTTGAGATGTGGCTTAGATTTTTTATAGTATTCTTTTAACAATGTGTTATCATCGACGGAAGAATAATCCGCGTTTAATCTTACGTAATCTTCAATATTACCACCTGTCTCGTTCATAAAAGAAACTAATTTCTCTATGTTCTCAGGTAGCGTTGCTGTTTCAGCTATAATTTCCTCTGGCTCAAACTTAGTAGTTTGAAGTTCTCCAATCATCGTAGGTTCTTCTTCAGGTTCTTTTGCTTTTTCTACAACTACTTCTTCTACAATTTCTTCTAGAATCGGTTTAACCTCTTCTTCCACAGCTACCTTGGCTGGCTCTTCACTAGGAATAACCACTTTGGTTGTTTCTTCAACCGGTTTTGATAAATCTACCTTAACAGGTTCTCCAGACTTATTGTTAAATTTCTTCATTTTAGGTTTTGACTTTATCTTAAAGTCTCCTTCCTGCTTTGTTTCTGACATAATATAATATGATTAAATAATTAATAAATACTAGCTAGGCCCAAATTGTTCTAATCCAAACCCATCTAAATTATCGTTTCCAGCGGATTCAAAGTTTTTTGGTAATAGATCATTTTGTCTTTGGTCTATTAGCTCTGATTGCTGTGTTCCTTGTATTTTTACTCTTTTATCTTTTCTATCTTCAATTTCTTTATCTTTAGAAGACTCTGCTTGTATCCTAGCCTGCGCTAGCTGCATTTGATATCCAAATTCTTCAGCCATTAACTCTCTTTTGATTTGAGCTTCCGTTTGCATTCTTTGTATCTCGAATTGAGACTTAGCTTGCTCTATACTAACTTTCTCTTGAGTTAAAGCTTGTTGCTTTTGCACTTCAAACATAGCTGCTTTTTCAGCGGATTCAGCATTAGCCTGCGCTTGAGCCTATATGTTTTGCTGCTGAGCTGCTTGTTCTCTTTCTATTTTCTGACGTTGTCTAAGTTTCAAAAACTGGTTAGCTAGCTTAGTGTTCTTTATTTCTCTGATATCAATCGCATCTGACAAAGCGATGGCACCTGTTTGTAAAGCCATTTGAACGTTTTGTTCTAGTAAAGCTTTCTCCTCTTGCTCTGGTTCCATTTCTAAAAATATACCAAAATCATGCAGCTGTAGATTTCTAAGCTCTATCAATGTCTCTTTATTAAATTTACTAATAGAGTTTGTTAACGAGTTCTCGGTAAGTGGATTCTGTAATATATCAGCTACCTTTAGACTTATGTTTTCACACATTCTAAGTGTGATGTATAACAACGAATCCATTAAGTGCTTAGTGGCTGTGTTAGAAGCGTTTACCGCTAGCTTTTGCAATCCAACTAAAGCATCTTTATCTGGAGCACTTCCATCTCTAGCTTCGTTTAATCCAGTTACGTCACGAATCATCTGTAAGTAGTACTGATAAGTACCAATTAAACTTTGTATCTTAGCTTGGCCTGAAGATGTTGATAGTTCTTGAATAGGCACCTTACCTGCGTTCATACCTCCTTCTTGAGTCAATGATCTACCAACCACAGATCCAGTTTGAAAATACATATTAAGAGCTTCTGCTGGATTGTAATTAGTTCCGTTACCTAAATCAACTTCAGCTAAACCATCCATATCTAAGAAAACACCGTCAGGAACTATCCTAGACATTACCTGTTGAAGTTTCAAGTGGGTAAGCTGAATCATATCAGCAAATCCAGTTATCCTACTAACTATAGACTCTATACGTCCTTTATACATTTTAGGAGCTGTAATGCAGTAATTCATTTCTACCTTCGTAGTATCAGCAATTGGCCTAGTCATGTTCTCAGCCATCTTCCACTCTAACATGAAATTGTTACCTAATACTTTTGCGCCAGTGTACAAAACCTCTATGGTCCTATATACTCTATCAAAGTTATCATTAGGTGGTGGATTGAATTCGTCTGTTTTTTCTAATGTTTTCTCTAGACCTTGATCAGTTTTCTTTATCTTAAAAACTTGGTTCATATAAGTTTTATACTCAAAGTACATTACTTGAACAGTGTTTTCATCGTAATTACCCCAACCAGTTACAAACTGGGAATTACCTGGCATTTTCTGTATCTTCTCTAATTCTTCTTCAGGAAGGTCTGGAAACTGTTTCTTAAGTTCTGGTATTGTTATAGCTTTTACTTCTCCAACATAGTATACGTCTTCAAAGTTAGGGTCCTCAGTATATGAGTAAACCATATAAGCTGGATCAACATAATCAATTTTTATACCTTCTGTTTTATCAAACCTTGTCTTACAAGCGGCAATACCAAGCACTGTTAAATCAGTAGCTAATCTCTTTTTAGTTTGATTGTACTTGTTGTACTCTAATACGTTGTTTATAACTTCTTCTTCAGCAATTTCAACATTCTGCTTAAAAGACATTTGCATGTGAATATCCAACTCATCTTTTGAATCCGGTAACTCTACCATGTTTTGAGTCAACGACATATCCTTGCCCGTAACCTCTTGTATATCAGCCAAAGCTTGTCTATTAGCCATGTCGCTTTCTATAGCTTTAGCGTAATCAGTTTTATTTTTTATTGAAAAAGGATCTTGAGCTACTGTTGATATATCGTAAGATTTGTTGCTCATTCCATTAGCTACTATATCTACGAACTTAGAGATAACTGGAACAGGTGTCCAGTCTAAATTAAGATAAGATAAATCACCGTTTATGGATAATTCATCTTTATATTTTTGAACACTTTGCTCTCCACGAGCGTATAATCTCAACTGATGAAAATTACTATAACTTTGAACGTATCTGTTACCAGACCTACCTTCTTGAAACCATTCTCCTTCAATCGCTCTAGCGACTTGCTCACCGTACTCTAGGCTAGCTTTTACTTCGTCGCTAACCACTTGGTTAGGAAATGAACTATTAGTGTTAGTCTGTATCTTCATTTATTAAATAATTTTTGATGATGAACCGGTGTTATCATATTTTTTTATACCTAAGTTTATTGCCTTGTATTCCTTCTTAGCTGTTGGTATGTATCTGTTCTTATTGCAAGCCATTAAAGCTAGTCCAGAGCTTATAGATGCATCGTGTTTTGTTCTATTGTTGATATTGAATCTAGCCCAATCTTCTAGCGTTCTTTGAAAGTACATATCACCAAACCCGTCCTCCGTAGAGCCAACGCTTGTGTTTATATATGTTTCAATAGCTGAAGCATGCGCTTGCTTGATATCCTCGCTGGAGTTAGGTATTCCTCCAATGTCTTTTTCTGTGATAGATAGCTTGTTCCAAACCTTATCAGGTCTATTCATTGAAAAACCTCTATAACCTCTTCTTTTGAAATGATATAATAATCTAGGTTTATTGTTTTCGCATAACAAAGGCATTCCGTAAAATACGCAAGCCATTAAAACATCTTCAAAAAATATCTCAGCCGTCTGAGGTCTAGCTATATATTCTAAAAAGAAATGATTAGGTGGCACGTCTTCCATACTAAACTTAGTTAACCCGTGAAGAGATCCATTAGAACCTCTACCATCAACCGTGCCTGATATATCATAGCTATCACAACCAAATGCTCCACAGTGATCGTTACCTGGATACTTTGTTCCATTCTTTACTATTACACGATTCTGTAGATTATAAGGTGGAACCCAAGATATTCTGAAGTTACCGTCCTTATTTGGCATAAACATAACTTTAGAATCTCTAACTCCGTTCTCCCATTGGAAACTACCAATAGTAACAGAAGCTATGTTATTGAGATCAGCATTGTGATCTATTTGCTCGTATATTTTAGTTAGATTAAATAAAGATTCTTTAGCTTCATCTCTAAAAGCGTGTTCAGTAGTTCTAGGAAATTGTCTGTAGAATTCGTTTAAACCATCTTGGTCATCTTTTAATCCTTCTACTTCATTTTTCCAGTACTCTAATACACCTATTTTTATTTCATCACCAAAAGCATCTACTACTTTTTCTTTCGGGTTTTCGAATACAGGAAATCCATAAGAATCAATGTATCCTTCGTAATTCCATTCCATAGGTATGAACAAAGAATATAGTCCTGAGCTAGTCTGCCCGTTGCTGTTTCTTTTAGTGACATCTGAATTGTTATATAGTTTTTTAAAATTAGCACCACCTTTGTCTAAAGCGTTTGAGGTCGAACCCATCATACACTTTCCAATAATTCTAGAACCTAATCTTAAACACGTTTTTGTAACTCGCCAGTTATTTAATATGTTGTTCGGTCTTTCCCACTTTCCACTCTCGTCGTGTACTAGTAGTCTTAGTTTTTCTCCATCGTATGCGTTATCACCGGTGTTTTTCCAATCGACGGTGGTATCAAGACCGTCAAGACTCTCGGGCCTAACGGTTTCGGTGATGGATCTTCTTGTAAGCTTTGATGCGGGGACACGATAGGCAATCTCCGTTTTGGGCCTGTCCATACCGTCTTGTATCGGTTTGAAGAAGAACGGGTAATTAACGCTG